ATATACTATATTATGATTCTCGTATAGGAGCTTATACAAATCCAGGATTAGGACTATCTGGAGGACATTTAGAAAGAGATCTAAATACTCTTAGTAAGTTAATTGATAGTGATATAATTCAATCTATTAAAGATCATGGTATAAAAAGAAGAGGTTGGGTTAACAGAATACTTTATGATTATAATTATTTAGATAATGATCCATTAATATGTATATGGGGACTATCTTATAAGCCAGGAACAGACTCTACAAAAAATTCAGCATCTATATTTACAATTAATTATTTACATGGAAATAGAAAGAAAGTCTATGACCCACATGTACTTATTAAAGAGGAAGATCATTTAAAACAAGTTAATACAGCAAGTGATGCTTTATTAGATGCCGATATTCTTTTAATATTAACACCACATGAAGAATTTAATACATGGTGTTCAGGGGATATAGAGCAATACATGAAGGGAAAAGTTATAATAGATCCATATGGAGTATTAAATAGAAAAGAGTGCTTAGAATTAGGATTTAAATATCATCAATTAGGAGTTAAATTTAATGGGTAGAGTAACACCAAACGAAGATGGAGAAATGTGGGATTATATTAGATGGGCAGGTGCATCGAAGAAAGCTTTTAATGGTAAACCTGGACAAGCAGTTCTAAAAGAAATAGAAAAAGCTTTATTAGCAATGCCTACTCAAAGATTAATTCAAGATAAATGGGTCTATGCTGACGATGTATGTGTTCTTGGAGCTTTAGACGTTTATAGAACAACCCAAGAAAAGAATATTTCTTGGGGTACAGCTAGACATATAATAATTCAAGAAGGATTTGATACAGAAGATTGGGATATTGCTAAAAAAAGATTAAACATAACGAGAACTTTGGCATGGGAGCTTATGTATGAAAATGATGGAGACTATTATACTAAAAATATAACTCCAGAACAAAGATGGACAATGATGTTACGATATATAAGATCAAAAATTAATTATTAAGGATTTGAACTTACTAAGAAAATTCAACGTCACAGAATAGTTTTCTAGGGGTCTAAACTAGACCGGGTTAACCATTGGTCAGCTAGGTTAGTTTGAACCACTAATGGCCCCTAGAATAGTTTTTTCAGGGGTTCTAGGCATGGAATTGACCATCTAATTCCGGGGTAATTCAACAGGCCATACTACCTTTAATTCTTTTAGTGTAGTGTATAATTCTAAATCAAGATTTTGTGGAATATCTCTAAGTGTTTGTTTATTACGCAAGATAATTTGTTCTTCTGTAGTATCACCAGTTTCAACAGCTTTAAATAATAATTTGTCCAATTTATCTAATTCTCTATTTCGTACCTTTCTTATTTGATCTATATGTATAATTCTAGCTGAAGGTAAATCTATATAAACATTTCCATCTCTGTCACATCTCCAAGCATTACGAAATGAAGGTTCTATATCTCTTTCTGGTGGTAATGTTTCTTCATTTATTAACCAACAATTTAACACATCAGTCTTTTTATCATTTTCCATAATAGCTTTCATAGCTGATTCTTCACTAAGCCCACCAACAGCCATTCCCATTACATAAGTAGCAGCAATATCAAAATTTTGTCCTAAGTTAACATATCTATTGATTATGTTTAATCTTTGATCAGCATCCCAGCCATTACCTTCTCCAGTCATTATAGCTAGTAAGGTTTTAGAAAATTCTCCAATTCTAACTTTTCCTTCTGGTAACATATATAAAATACGACGCATTATGTATCTCCATAGAATGCTTGACCGCTATCTTCATCAACTTCACCTACCCCATCTGTCATATCTACTATTACAAGCCTAATAGAAGTTGAAGTTATACTATCAAATTGAGGAGCAGCAGCAGTACTTCTAGCCATACCTGTAGAAACAGCAGTATAAATAGCAGAAGAAAAAGGAACAGAAAAATTACAACCACGAATACCTACACCACTATCATCAATGGTAGATATGCCATGATCTGGAGATGATAGAGTACCAGCAGAGTTTATATGACATGTGGCCTTCGCTACACCTGGAGACTTAACGAGAAGATCAGGTGGTATATATGTATTCTCGTTAGTTTGAGCTTCTATTGCTGTTTGACCTGCTTGAGAAACAGCTGCTGCTAAAGCATCAATAGCATGTTTAACTCTTAAAGGAGACCATCCTGCTATAACTGTACTTGTACCAGCAGTAGCTAAAGCTTGAGTAATTGCTGTTCTTACTGTACCTGCATCATTACCTGTAGAGACGAAAATCTCATCAGCAGCAGTAAATTGCTGAATGATATCATCACGAAGATCATTTTGCTGACTAGCAAGAATAGTATCTCCAGCGCTAACATCTGAGCTACCCACTATTCACTCCTTGCAAACTTTTACTTGCATCTACTTTTTGTTCTACACTTACTTGTCCTGCTGTATGATTTACTTTAAAAGTAAAGTAAACACTGGCAGAATGAACAAAGTACTCTTTCCATTCGGTAATTGCATTATCTTTATTTTGTGATCTAATTCGTATTTGAGTTGGAGAATGACTAGATATAATAGGTTGAATTTCTCTAATATCATTACAATATTTATCTTCACAAATTAATGTAATTATATTTGGATGTGGATAAGGACAATCTTGATATATAACTTCTACAGATTTTCCCTCACGAATTAAATCTACCATATCTTCAATAATAATCGGAATAAATCCATCTTGAGCGTTATCTTGGTCAGTCATATTTACCATCCTACACATGAAAGTATATTTTGAGGAGCAGCAGCAGTTCCTAAATTAGCACCATAAACACTAATAGTAGTTATAGATATTTCTTCATTTAATAATAATAAAGTTTCATTATCATCTAACATACCATCGTAATCATCAGGAGGATCAGCAGAATCAAGTGCTTCATTAATTTTGAAATACATTTCCGCTCCTGAATTATTATGCATCATTAAAATAGTAATAGCAGATGCAAAGGTTAATGTTGCAGGATTACTACCATTAAATGTTCCAGTTGCATTAGAACTTGCACCAGATTTAATAGCCACATCTAAACTCCTATCAAATATTATATACCAATATATTGTTAATCTTTCAGAAGAAGTCTTAGTAATATTAACTGCTACTCTTGCCCATAAATTACCTGCATCAGCGGCAGAAAGTAATGCTAACTCTCTAATAGTAACATTAGCTTCTCCTGTAGCAAATTGTACTACAAATCTAGCTGTATATAATGATCTTATAGACTTAGAATCTACAGCTTTTGCATCATTAGAACCATTATACTGAGATACAGTTTCTAATCCAGTATCATCAGCAGCAGGAGTAGTAGTTCCAGTCCCAACTCCTATAAAACCAGGAAAAGTAACTGTGCCACCTGTAATAGCAGATGCTAATTCTTCTCTTGTTTTATTAACTAAGATATTATGAGAACCACCTGATTTCTTAAATTTGCCTGTTTTAGCATCAGTTAAAGTCCAACGAACATATCCTCTAGGTTCCATTCCTTCTAAAATAGAACCGCGAGAACCGGGTAATATGAGTTTACTTTTGGAATTCATTCTCATTTAACCCCAACTACCTCCTTCACTCCAAACTCCTTGTATATTATCTACAGCTAAATGATGTGAGACTCCAGATTGACCCCATAAAGTTTTATTGGTTCCTGTAGTTAACACAGTTAAGAAATCTTCTTTTAAGGTCATTCTATCTTGTTTATGTGCTGACTTACTTAAAGGTTTATTCTCTTCCTTAACAGTACGTTGAAATACTTCTGTATAAAGAACACCTAAAACTCTAGCAAGTTCTATCTCATCTTGTCCTGGTAATGGCATAATTAAAAAGCTATCCCATAAGGTATATTAGAGAACTGCACTGCACTCTCTATAATATTATCAGAGAGAATATTGCTATCATCAGGTGTTAATACTCTTTTAGTTACTGAAATAACAAACATAGCAGAAGATTGAAGTTCAGTATCCCATCTACGAATAAAAACTTGACCAGCTTGCCAACCTTTAACCCATGAAATAAATGAACCACGCCTTAATATTCTAGATTTTCTATCACGTAATAATTGAAGAACATGTTCTGCATCATCTAAGTTAATAAACCGCATACCAGATGTTTGACTATATAAGAATTGATGTACTCCATCACCACCTGTTCGACGTGCTAATTCATCCACAGCAGTAAAATCTGGATCTTCTAAATCATCTGTAATAGCATACTTATATGTTACTTTAATTATATCAGCATCTAATACAGTATTAGCAGATGAAAATCTTACATATGATCCTTCATCTTTTACATATATAAACACTTCAGTAGCACCACCAGTACCATCTGGCGTTTGTCCGTCTATATCTTCAAATTTTAATGTTTGATTAACATCTCCTCCACCCCCAGTATTTTTAGAAACAGTTGTTACATGTAAAAATGTAAAAGGTGTACGAGATAAAAAGAATATTTTATTAGTTTCACTTTGATGATCTCTACCATCAGAACCAACAAACACATCTAGTTGAGCATCTGTTGATAACAATTGCATATCTCTCAAGATTAACTGAGAGGCTATACCATCTATAGTTTCTTCTTCTTCAAAATTAAAATGAGTTGTAGTATCCTCTTCTATATTTAATGTTAATGCGGTTAAATGAGTAGCTTGAGAAGTATTTAATATTTTAAAATATACTTTCTTATCAAAATCAATCCACCATTGCATACCAGTAGATTGTGCTATCATATCGAATGCTTGAGAAGGTATTATCTTGTCAAATGTAAAAGCAGCTAACGTAGCTCCATTATCTACGTTACCTACATTATCTTTAAAGAAAGAGTAATGACTATCTGAATCACTATCACCTTCTAAATCAGTTAATATATCTTTAATTGTTTGCCCAGCAGCTTGAGAAGCATACAACTTATTAACTAATCTACGGTTTAAGAAATATACATAATCTTTACATTCACATTTATATATTATGGTTGAAGGTTCAGGTCCAAAACTTCGTAGAATAGAAGTTAATACACCACCAAATTCTATAGTAGATCCATCTTTAAATATTACTTCATTACCTGCTTCTGGAGCACTAATCTCATTATTATGTATGATTAAATCAAATTCCATAGTATCAGCAGCAACTTGTACACTATTTTGTATGACTATACTATGAATATCAACAAACCCAATATAAGAAGCAGGACTATTTGCTCCTTGTGCTGTAGCAGGAACACCTATAGTAAGCGTTAATGCCATGATTTAACCTAGACATCCAACTAGGAATAGGCTATAAAAACTATTTTCAGGCCATTTACAGGGATTCAATCTATTGATAGGTATATTGTATGGTATTACCACATTAATATCCATTAAAAACATTTTCAGCACTATGCCACTAATCCTGCTCCAGAAAATGAACCATTACGAGTTATACCCTTTAATACTTGAGAAGCAGTTGAGTTAGCTGCTTGTCTAGGATCATTAGAGAATGCTCCATGAACATTAACACTTATACTAATATTATTACTTCTTCCTGAAGGTCCCATTATACCTTTATTAATGCCAGCTATTAATCCTTCACCTATTTTAACTCCAGCAACAGATGGAGATAAAGGCCATAAAGTTCCTAATCCACGTTTGACTTGATCATGGATCATACTTCCAAAACTAAATGTTTTATTTTGTAACCATCCCCATAATGATTGTATACCATCCCATAAACCAGATACTATATTTCTTCCTATATTAAATACACCATCAAACTGATCAAACAATACACCTCGTAAACTTGATGTTATATTTTCAATTTTATTAGACCATTGATTTCCACCAAAGATAAAGTCCCATATAACCTTTATACCATCCCACATATCTAGTACAATATCTTTCCCTATTCTAAATACACCAGTAAAAGGACTTAAAAGGATAGACTTTGTATGTTCTAATAGAGCTTCTAAATTATCTGACCACCAACTATTACCAAATATCTTATCCCAAACAGATGTTATTCCATCCCAAATAGATGTTACTATTTTCTCACCTACCCAGCCTAATCCTAAAAGTGGTGCAAATAATATATCTTTTGCACTCTTTAATAATTGTTTAAACCCTTCTTTCCAATCACCTTCTGTAAACGCACTTAATGCCTGTTCCATATGAGTAAAAGTATTTGTAAATGGGTCAATAAATAAAGTACTTAATACTTTAAAACCTAAACTATTTGCCACAACATCTTTCATATTATTAAGTCCAGTTTTCCAATCATCACTAAACAATTGAAAGAAACCTGTAGAAAAAATCATCCATCCAGCTTTAATATTACCCCATATTGTTGCAGTTCCAACAGCAGTTTCACGAGTAGCATCATCAAATGCTCTCCGTACATCTCCTGACATACGAATATCTTGGCCAAGTTCAGTATGACTTAATCTATCAAATTGCTCTTGAGCTTCACCTGTACCAGTTTTTAAACTTTCAAAAAAAGTATTTATTTCATCACTAGCATCTTGAGCTGGATCTTTCCATGCTACAAAAGCTTGAATAAGTTCATCTTTATTATCAGCTATATCTGTTACACCAGCTTTAACAAGAGATAAAGCCTCTCCAAAGATATTCATATCTTTATTAACAAGTTCAACACCTTTTAATATAGAAGCAAACTGAACTTCTTCAAATGGTTTAACAGCTAACCCAAACTTTTCAGCAGTTATTTGTGCAGCTTCAAAAGCCAATGCTCCAGATTCTAATCCACCAGTCATAATAAATAACTGATCATTAAGATCTTTGATCCTTTTTCCTTCCTTAACTAATGCTCTAAATCCTAATATAGAACCACCTAAAAGTGCAGTTACTCCAGCTATTGCTAATGATAGTTTTAAGAATCCAGAGAATTGTAAAAATATTAAACTAAAAGCTAATCCTGTAACATTTCTCTGCAAGAGAGCCATAGATATCATAGTACCTTGTGCCGCTGAAGATACCATACGCATTTTATTAGCAGATTCTTCACTAACATCTTTCATCATCTGGAATCCTCCTTTTGGAGATCCAGCTTGACGAGCAGCTTGTTCTGCTGTTTTAAGGTCCGATGCCATAACTAATAATTGATTTGAAAAGTTTCTTACTCTTGCTGCACTTTGAGTAGATAAATTTTCTAGTACTTCCATACTTTTAGCTAAATTTATTAATGTAGAACTTGTAATCTGTCCTGTACGAGCTAAATTAGCCATTCGGGAAGTAAGACCAACAAATGTTGAATCAGCCTTCTCTGCCATTGTAGCATTGCGACTTAATATTTGTGATTGATTTGCTAAGGATTGTGCTACAGAAGCAGATGCAACAACTAACTCACGAGAAGCTCCTGTCATTTGCTGTAACACTGGTACAGCATTTCCAGAAGCTGCAAACATCATCCTAAACATACCAAAAGCCATAATGAAACCTTAATTCCTAAAAGTAAACTGTCCACCTTCTGGTACACCTTTTGGTATACGAGGTTGACTTTCCCAACTTTTAACAAATCTATCCATTACTTTTTGAGATTCTTGTTCTGATATAGATTCAGCTAATGGTGTTAATCCAGAAACTCCACCATCAGGAGGATTTAATATAAAAATACTACTCAGTATAGGATGTGGATTAATACCACGAGATCTAATTCTATTAGCTATTTTAAATCCACCAGTAATATCAGTACCAAGTTTTTGATCAGCCCAAACAAGTATAGGTGGAGAAAGAACATTTGGACTTGGACCAGCACCAAATTCTAGAACTTT